TACTATAGTTTTTCCATTTATACCATAAACAAAATCAGGCATGATATCCAAATAATCTAAAAAAGTTTTTAGAATATCATAATCACGAACATCAGTCTTATAGAACAATATTCTTGCGGTTGCTTCTGGACCAAAAACATTATTCAATAAAATGATGTGGTTCATAATCAATCGTTCTTTGAGAGATTTAGTTATCTTGTATCTACGAAACAATCTTTTTAAGTATTTCGTTCTCTTGATATCTCCCTCAAATTCCGACATGATACAGTGTGGCGATGTATAGCATTTCATTGCATACATCATAAAATTATCTTCATTCAAATCATCAAACATATTAAAGAGGGGCCGAAGCCCCTTTTATTAAGCGTCAGGTAAAGTAATATCGTCTGAACCATCACCTTTAACTTCGGAAATGGCAACTAACGTTTCATACTGTACACGACCTGCACGGCCACCTGAACCAACTGTTTTTATGTTCCAACCAATGTGTGTCGCATGTTCAGCACCACCTTGTGATTGACTTAAACCACGACTTGCAATACCTGTTGCTCCGGTTGCGGCAACAATAGTAAAGTATTGTCCTGTTTCGCCTGTTGTTGTAAGATCAATAACAGAATTGTTTGCAGCATTTGCAGCAGATGTTGCCAACGAGAAACGATTTGCGTCAACGGGTACAACATAGTATGTGTTTGCATTTGTTAGTCCACCAATGTTAGCAGTACCACCCCAGTTGAAAACAAGAGCAGCACTATTTGCTTGGCCGTGAGCAGTATACATTATTACGTTATTGGCAGCAATTACTGTAGCTGTTGGAACAGTTAATACTGGAACTTGAATTGTAACTGCTGGAGTTGATGTGTAACCAACACCTGTGTTTGCAACTGTAATATTACTGACTTTACCAGCAGAAATAGTAGCGGTTGCAGATGCACTATATGCACCGGCACTAGCTGCAATAGATACACCAGGTGCTTCAACATATCCAGCACCTTGATTTGACAATGAAATATCTACTACATTATCACCACCAGCAGTGGTTTCTGTAGCATCTACCATGAACAAACCAACAGTCATATCTTGTGTATATGCCTGAAATTGTGTATTACCATACAGCAATGCAACGTTTGCGGCTGTTGGTGCGGATGCAGCTGGCGCATTAGTTGAAACTACTGTCTCAACAGCCCAATATGGTGCGTTAGCTGCGTTATCGTTATTTCCCCAAGATGACATTTTATTCTCCTTTTAACCGTAGGTTATCTTTGTATTTATCTTTTTCCAGAAATTGGTTTACGCATCTTCATCATAGGATCGATTTCGATGGTATCTCGCTTTTCACCAGTTAAGGTGGTACCGCCTGTTAAGACCGCTGCGGCTTGTGGTTCCTCTAAATCAGTATTAACTTGTTGCATCTTTGGTTTTTTACCATAAGTTGCAATAGATTTGTTTTCCTTTTCTTGGTCATAAATCTCTTCTTTCATGCCCTTCTTTTTATAGATGGACTTAATGATTCGAGCAGACTTAGACATTTGAATCAGTTTCTTATTTTTATCTTTTGGCATAACATCATCCGGACTGTTTGCACAATCACCAGGCATTGAAGTTGCAGCCATTGGGTCTTGATAGTTCTCATTCTTTTGAGTGCCATCAGCCTTCTTATGAGACTTGTAACCTTTGTTCTTCATGGACCACGCCAGCGCGTAAGGGTTATCAATGCCTTTATATTTCTTCATTGCTTTAACGGTACCTTCAAAACCTGGAGGAGCAACTTCAATAACTTGACCTTGTGGTTCGTAACTGTCACCCATGTAACGACCCTTGCCATAACCACGATCATTTCCATCGGATGTAGACAATCTTGGTTGTTGTGGTCCTGAGTTTGCCTTTTTCATTTCAGCTGATGTTCTATCACTAAGTCTTTTCAAACCAGCATTACGAGCATCAACTTTAGTTTTTGCTTGTTTGTCAGCACCCATACTTGTCATCAATTTGACAACATTATCTTTTCTGCTCTTAACAGCAGCTGCATGATATCCGTCAGTTGAAACTTCATCAATTTGAGTTTCTTCTTTCTGTACAGGCTTTTGTTCTGGTGGTTTCTTGTTTAACAATTCGTTGCCCAAGCGTTCTTCACGTTCACGTTTTTCTTTGGCTTGTTGCAGAGCTTTGTACATACGAATAGAAGCTGATGCAGCCTCATTAATATCTTCATTTTTACTGTTTAGATAGTTACCAACAGTATCAATGTAGTCTGATGCCAGTGTCAATTTAGATTGAACCCATGCAGGTAGTTGTTTTTCATAGTCTGCACCAATGTAGTCACGAACCATCTTTACGGCACGTTCCATTTGATCCAACTGATTCAAAACCATACTACCTTCATCATCCATCATTTGACCCATTGCTATTGCAACATGGTTTTCATCAAGGTCGAGGTCTTCTCTCAATCTTGTCACAAAGGTATAGTCTTTCATTGTTAACACACCCCTCTTACGAATGTTAATTAACTTCTCAACGACCTTGTGTAAGTCCATATCAGTCTTTGCATCTTCACGAGCATATTCCAACATACGAATCAATAGTGGAATATCAAACACAATAACATCCATCTTATCAATAGCTTCAGTGATGGACTCCATCATATGGTCTCTTTTCCATTTGAGGAATTGACCCATTTTGGAGTGTGCAACCTTTTGATCTTTAGTTACATGCTTTGGATTAATACCCATAGAATTCAAGTACTTATTCAAAGCAGCATCTTCCGCAATGTTTGCTTTTGTGGACCATGGATCCCAAGGATTGGTACCAAAAGATGATTTATCAATAACACCTTTTTTAACTATAGATTTTAATGTTTGTACTTTGCTCATTATTGTGCCTTATTTGTTCATCATTTCTTTTTGAACTCTATCCAAAGACTTTTTAGCCAAATATCTTGCGTGATTTAATGGCTTCAAGTCGTGTGTGTCATTGATACTAGAGACAAAAGGTCCGTCTTCCTGACTGGTTGGTCCTTTTGCCTCAGTTACTTTTTTTCGTCTGTTTCCTGTTCTGGTTTATCTTTTTGTTTAGAACCACCATAACGAGAACCTTGTTTTACACCTGAACCACCATTTGGTTTTGGCTCTGCACGTTTCTTAACATCGGCCATCATTTCTTCCCAGCCTTCTTTGAATTGACGGAGAGTTTTTGGTTGTTTTTCTTCTTTTGTTAAACGATCAACTGCTTTTTCAAGACCATCTCTACGCTTCCAAGATTTTTCTTTATACTTTTGTGAAATTTCATTACTTGCCGCTTTCATACCAGGACTTCTTGCTGCATCTGCCTTACGTTCAAAGTCTGCGCCAATTTTACGAGTAATTACAGCATCACGGGATGCTTTCTTAGCGTAAGAACCAAGAGTAGACTTAGACAGTTCGTCAATCTGTTCAACTTCTTCTTTTGTTGTTTTTTTGGCCAAATCCATCGCAGCACTATATCCAGGAATCTTAGACATTCTTTCAAGACGTTTTGGATCTTTAGCAGTTTCAGCACTAGCTGCAGCCAATCTTTTCTGACGGTCATCAAAATCTTTTTTGGATTCTTCTTTACCTTCATCTAACTCAACTTCTTCCGATGTTGATCTCCATCCACCACCCATAGATTTATATTTCTTGGATGCCCAGCCATTTGCATAAGCGGAAGGATAAACTGCAAATTTTGATTTAGCAGCTGCTTTTGCACGAGCCCATTTTTCTGGACTTGTTGGAACATTTTTTTCATCAATCTGTTCAACTTCTTCTTTTTGTGGTTCTGGTTTCTTACCAGTTTGTGGTAGACCCATCTTGCGTTGTAGGTTTTTGCGTTGGTCCTCATCGGAACCACCAGTCAAAGCTTTGAATGCTTTCTTAGCAATGTCTTTGATACCCTCTTCAACAGATTCTTCTTTGCGAAGCATTTTGAAATCTTCAGCATCAATTTTATTATTTTTATTCTTATCAATCTTGTGTTGATTGCCTTTCAGAGCTTCATCAACGTTTTCTTCTTTACGTAGAAGTTTAAAGTCTTCCGCATCAATTTTGTTGTTCTTGTTTTTATCAATCTTATGTTGGTTGCCCTTTAGTGCTTCTTGTTGAAGAATTTCTTCAATTGCTGCAACCATGGCATCTTTTTTTCTTAAGTCTATCATTTTTATTCTCCGTTTTTAACAATTCCACTTGCGTAGGGATTTATTGATTCTTGAATCTGGATCTTTGGCAGTTGCCGCTGAAGTTAATCTTTTTTTCATTCCTGACATTCTGGCACAAAACGATTTGCGTCTATTTGCTGCCTTTGATCCGGGTTTTAACTTTGATGGTTTTGTTGTAACAGCCATCGATAATTTTGAACCAGGATTTTCCCTGCGGTAGGATTCAATACCTTTTCTATTTAAGCCACCATCTGGATTTTTTCCAGCAGAACGCTGCCATGCGGCAGTCTCTACCATAAATTCTTTAAAACTCTTTAACATTTTTGGCCGCCTGTATCATTGTTTCACTCTTAGCTTGTGCTGCGCCGCCGTGGCCAAATTGTTTCTCTCTTTCGGCCTGGTCAGCATACTCTTTTGCTTTATCCATCAAATGAGTTTTTTGACGCTTCAATTCCTGAGCGTCATGGTGTAACGTTTCTGGTGTAGATTCTTTAACAAATTCTGTAAATTTTTTCATTTCTTTTTCTTCTTTATTGAACTAGAACCAAATTTATCCTTAGGATTTTCCATTGGTTCTTTATTTGTTGCACCACCTAAAACACCATAAACACCCATTTCAGAATCAGATGGATCGTTAAACGATTCTCTGTATGTTACATCACCTAGACCAGACATAGGATATACAGTTCCTTGTCCGCGTGTATCAAATTCAGGACCAACTGTCGTAATATTTCTCATTCTTTGATTAACAGTTGGTGCATCCGTGAAGCGGTTACGCTGTTTTACTTTTTCTTTGTCTTTAGAGAAGTTGTTTTCTTTGGGGATTGGACTGATTTTGAGGCTGGGGCCTTCTTCACTGTAGGTTTTGAAGGTGTAACTTCCTCGCTTTTTGTTTCCGTCCCACTTGATGTTGTCGGCGTTGGTGTCTCCTGCACGACTATCTGGAGTGGTGTCTCCTGGACCATCGGCTGTTGGACCTGTTCCGGCTGATATTTTTGGATATCTAGTGGATGTTTCTGTGTTGAGCTTGGACTTGTAATTTTCAAAAAATCTAGAATTTTTCTTAACATTTTCATTTTCCTTAAATAATGATGTGATACTAATTTTACCACGACTTTCCAACCAAGAGAACGCAATTTCATTGTAATTTTTGTCCTCGATGAACCTATTTATTTTTCCGTAAGTATCACTAATATCCTCTTGTATTTCTTCAAAGGATGAACTGTTGTTAAACTCCATAAATTTAGAAAAATTCTGACGATAAGCTTCTTTTGAAGTTTGTGCTATTTGCCACTTATCAAATCTAACAGATTCAGAAATGGATTTTGTCAATCTTTCATTACGTTCTTTACTGGCCTCATTGGTTGTATCAACAAATATTAAAGCAACATCATAACCAAATTCTTCTAGTTCTTCTTTAATTGTAATTATTCTAGTGTGGTCATCAGCGGGTCCATTAATAATTAGTGGACCGCGATTACGAATTGCTTCTCTACGATAGTCGGTTGTTTTTTCGGATAGTTTTTGTTTATCCATCAATAAATCAAATGCTTGTACTGAATTCAATTCTACTGCTTTTGATTCTGCAATTGCTTCACGAATGATAACGTCTTTACCTGAACCTGGTCCACCAGTTACAAAGATGGCTTTGAATAGACCACGATTTTGATCTTCATTTAATCCCATACCTTTACGAACATCTTTAAACAAATCTCTTGCATGTTTTTCTGGAACATGTGGTGGAACACCTTGTCTAAACGAATTGAAGTCACCATTCTTTGCATGGTCGCGCATTTTAGATGCAGACATACCTTCTGCACCTTCAGCATCCGGATCACGTTGGCCAGCGGATTTAACTTCAATCTTTTTGAAATTGAAAAGTGAACCCATTGATGTTCCGTTGTATTGTTTCAATTTCTCTTGATATTCATTGACACGGTCCGAACCTGCAACCATAATCAAATGGTCATGTCCCATTTGATGCAATCTTGCCGCATGTTGTAGGAATGTTGGTAGTTCTTTGCTTGATGTTTCAATGTTTGTGTCTGGGAAAAATCTTTTAGCGTGCTTTAATTTTGATTTAACATCCAAAGGATTCTTCTTAGCATCATTAGAATGTGAAATTATAACATGATGTGGAGCTTTATAGTCTTTTGCGATTTGTTTGACTCTATCAACCAATTTTTCATGGCCAGTTGTTGGTGGATTCATACGACCAAAGGCCATCACCACTGGTTTGTGTGTTTTTGAATTTGCTTCTAATTTTTCTAAGAATGATTTCATTTAATCTTTATGTCCCAAAGTTTTCTTAAAATTAAACAAATCTTCATCTTTGTCTAAATCATATTTACTTTTATTTAAACCTTTTTTGCCAGCTGGATGAAAAGCAACTGTTCTTGCAAACTTGTTGCCCTTTTGTTTCTCTCTTATTCTCCAAACACCGGATCCGGATATATTAGGCAAACCATGTTCAGTTTCATCTTTTTTACCAACACGATATGTTCCATAACCACCAACTTGCAAGACATGCACACCGTGGTCTTGTAGGTATGATTCAGCTGGATCTAAATTTGGATGATCCAATTCAATTGTTTTTGCGCGGCCTGATGCGGTCGTTTCTGATTTTTCAGGATTGTGGTGCCAAGCATTCATATGGTCCAATACACCAGATTTTTCAATTGATTTGGCGTATTTTGGTCTTTTTGCTCTCGCTGCGTCACTTACGTGCCAACCCTTTTCTTTGTTGTGATGTATTGTTAATTGGCCCATTGCAGCAGTAACGCCATCTTTTGTTTCTCCATTTAACAATGAACCAGAAACAGTACCCGGATGAATCTTTTTCTTTTGTTTGTTTTCGATTGCGAAATCTGTTCCGTCTGTGGATCCTGCACCAGCAAGGTGGTGAGGCATGATACCATGATGTTTTAATCTATCAACAAATTTAGATTCATAATCATGACCTTTGTTTGGTGGTGCTTCTCCAGGCTTGTGCAATTTGGAAATAGGAATTAATTGGTGATTGCCCGTTTGATCTTCTGCATTTACATGAATTTTACCATTAATTCTTTCAACGCTCTTTAATTTAACATGAGAACCAGCTGGTAAATCTTCATGTTCTGTTGCTAGTGTATGTGTAAATTCTTTTGAACCTAAATGTGGCGTAACATATTTTTTTAAATGGTCTTCACCTGCAACACCAGAAGCGGTCATCTTGCCGCGACCTTCGGCCAATAAAAAGTGTTTAAATGATTCCATTAAATATTCCTTATTCCAGCAAAATTCCTACGAGAGAACTCTGCACGATTAACAAATTTATCAGATTCATTATTGTGGTGAAAAACATATCCTTCTGGATTAGCATCTTCACCAGCATGTGAATGTTGAAATTGTTGGTGTTGATTCATTGTGTCAATCAATACACCTTTTGCAGCTTGTAAATGATTATGCATTTTGAAAAGGTTGTTGTAGTGTTTCTTATTACGTTCAACCTTACCAAGTTCATCTTTCATTTCTGCTTGTTTTGCTGTGCGATTCTTTTCGGTTTTTAACTTATCAATTTTTTTGGTTCTATCTTTTTCCAACCAATTTTTAAAATTTTGATGATTTGCTTCTTCACCAGTTCTAACTGTATGATTCATATAGGTCTCCAATGCACCGCCAACGCCGTGATGAGTACTGGTGCCAGCATACATTTCATCACCATGTGTATCGTGTACTGATTGAGCAGATGCAATATGTTTATTGAATAATTTCTGACTGGCTGGACTGAAATGAACTTTTGTTGTGTCCATTCTAGGGTCAACAGAGTATACATCGGGATGATTAGTAAACTTCTCATGGTTGACTTCATGTGATGCATTTAAACTTGCTGCATCTTCTCCATGATAAGAAAGATGTGTGACAACACCAATCTTTGCTTTTTTAACCTTGTTGGCTTCATCACCGTGAGCGGTGTACGTCAAACCAGAAGGATTTGGATGAAACGAATGTCCTCCATTTTCTTCTTTTTTCTTATCTTCTTTATCGGTGCCAAACATCATATCACCTTGATATACACCTTCTTTTGGTGCAACCTTAGATAAATGCGTCAACGCATCTTTTAATTTTGATGCTAAACCTGGTGCATGGCCATGATTCATGTCCACATCTTGTGGAGTATAATTAATCTTAGGTGTTTTGTTGAAAGCAGACTTTGATGCAACAAAGAATTTACCAGTCTTTGGATGGTGACCATAAACAAGTGCAGGTGAGCCATCATATTTTGTTGTCAACTCAGAGGATTTTTTACCAGACTTGATATGTTCGGCTGCAGCAGACAGTGAAGCAATAGCGTGTTTTGCACCCTTCTCACCTGTTTGTAGAGGGCGGTCTTCCACATGAGTCAGGTGTTTAATCTGCCGACTGGCACCTTCTTCAGGATCTTCTTGCTCTATTAAAAAAGTTTTGAATGATAACATTGTCTACCTATTGAATTACAACACACTTTGGTTGTCTGTAGGGTTATTTATAAAGGATTATACCACAGATTCATAAATCTGTAAAATATTGGGTTCGATATATAGTGCGACTAAATTAATCAAATTTCCATTCACCTGTTGAGGCCACTTGTCCCCGACAGTGTACTTTGTCAAATTCTATCACTTTTTCTTTATCTAAAACCGCAAAATATGCATGTTCCAGGTCAATCGAGCCTAATAAAGGAAATACTTTCTCTAATGCTTTAATGTGTATATCAATCAAAGATGAACACATAGACCATAAACGAGTGTCAAAAACATGGGTGGCTCCGTGTACAGGTTGATTCATCCATGTCGGTATGCATTTTTTGAATACATATTTACCATTTAGTTCCACATAATCTTTTATATCAAAACCATCATCAAGTTGTAAACGACCAGTTATTTTGAATATACGGTCAACACCTTCTAATAATTTAGGAT